TCAGTACGTGGAACTGGCTGCAAGAATGTTTGGCGGCTTCATGAACTATACCTGGAATCCAGTGACCAAGAAGCTGCAGTTGATCCGTGATCCTAAAAACTCGGGAGAAAATGTACTGCTGTGGACCTGGCAGCTCAAACCAGAAATTCAACTGCTACAAGACTTTCAAATCAGCCAGTGGATCCGTGATTACATGGTGGCCAATACCAAACTGATAATCGGCGAAGCTCGTGAAAAGTTTTCAACCATTGCTGGACCTGGAGGTGGATCAACACTCAACGGTTCAGCAATGAAAGCCGAAGGACAAGCACAGATGGACGCTTTGATTGAACAGCTCAAAATGTATGTTGACGGCTCACAGCCACTGACCTGGGTGATTGGATAATGAGAGCTAGTGAATTCGTAACTGAGAACAAAAAAGTGTTCAAACGCAATGCTAAGACTGGCAAGCTCGGCATGAAATGGCGCTGTGCGGCCGGGCCCAGGAAAGGACGCATAGTGGCAGAACCTAACCAATGTTCAGCTAGCCTGGATCGGGAAAAGTCTTCTGCTATGAAACTGACTCGTGCCAAAACCAAAGTACGTCAAGCTCGCAAAGCCAAGCGCACCAAGCGTCTAAATCCAGCAGCTAAATTGGCCGCCAAACTGAACAAGTATCGATAGACTTGGCACAGTAATTCTGCTATAATAATCTTATGGCAGACTTAATGATCGATCTCGAAGGCTTGGCAACAGGTCCCAACACTTGCATTTTAACCATTGCTGCCCAGAGTTTTGACCCTTTTGGCACAGGTTACTACGAGCAAAGTTACTATGCCCGAATCAGTCTAGAGAGTCAGGAGACCCGCGACATTGATCAGGGCACTATAGAGTGGTGGGCAACGCAACCTGATCATGCTAGAGAAGAAGCATTTGGTGAGCAAGATCGTGTGCCATTAGACCAAGCACTAGACGAACTGGGCCGGCTGATTTGGCACTCCAACCGTATCTGGGCACAAGGTCCCACTTACGACATGAACATTCTAGAGCATGCCTACAAGAGCTATCACAAGCCCTTGCCCTGGAAATACTACATGGTTCGAGACAGTCGCACAGTGTTCAGCTTGTGGCCAGATCAGCCCATTCCGCCCACCAGTCACCATGCCCTGGAAGACTGCCGCAGGCAAATCGGCATGCTGCAGCGTACTCTGCAACATCTTAACGTCCGGGAATTAAAATGAATTTAAAAGACGAGTGGCAGAATTTCTATTCTAATATTAAAGATGAATCTTGGCCGATTTGTGACGATATTGATGATATTTTAAATTTACCGCTACATATTCAACTAGAAATAATTAAAACACATTTATTTAAAAATAGATATGACCGCCTCCGTAACAATACTGCCCACATTGATCCAAATATTTCAAATTTTTTGTACTACATTGATGATATTAAAAATTTAATCGGCAGCAAAAATTGTTTGATGAACACCCAGGATGTATTGTTTCTCTACAGCATTTTGATAAGCAAACGTCCTGATAACATTTTAGAAATAGGAAGATTTAATGGATGGAGCACTGCAATTATATACGGTGCATGCCAGGACAATAATCGAGGAAGTTTGTATTCCATTGATATACATGACAATGTACCAACTGGGATAAAAGAAATTGTAAAAAACCGTGTTACATTTATTAACCAGTCGAGTGAGGATTTACTAACAATCGCCGAAATAAAAGATTTAAAATTCGACGTTTTTTTTATTGATGGCGATCACTCATATGATATAGTGTTAAGTGATCTTGTTCAATCGTCTCAGATTGCAAATAGCCAAGCCTGGTTTTTAATGCACGATGCTGATTGTGAAGAAGTAATTTCTGCTATAGATACTTTTTTAAAATCAAGAAATGATATAATTGACTGCGGCATCTACGGCGAGAAGATTAAATTATTATACAAAAATAAATCTAAACCAAGCTGAGACAATACGCGGTGAATACTTGGGTCATGACCCACATAGAAATTATATTTAAAATTTAATAACATGCCTTTACCTAAACTATTAATCGTTGGCCACGGTCGCCACGGCAAGGATACTGTGTGTGAAATCCTGCGTGACTGTTATGGATTCCGCTTTCAAAGCAGTAGTGAGTTTTGCGCTCGTAAGTTCATCTATGATGAACTCAAACTCAAGTACGGCTACACCGATTATGCAGAATGTTATGCTGACCGTCACAATCATCGCAGCGAATGGTACGACATGATTCATGACTACTGTCGGGACGATCATGCTCGTTTGGGTCGTGACATTTTTGCAGAAAACGACATCTACTGCGGGCTGCGTAACAAGAGCGAATTCCATGCCATGCGGAACACTGGTGTATTTGACTATTGCATCTGGGTAGATCGTTCAGATCATGCACCACCGGAACCACGGGACAGCATGAACTTGGAAATCTGGATGGCCAATTATGTGATTGACAACAACGGCACTCTAGAAGATCTGCAACGAGCTACCAGTGAATTAGCAGAACATTTGCTGACTCAGCAAGAAATGTTAAACATCAGCTTCTAGGTCGCCGCGCCTCCAGGGCAAATCACTCTTGGCCAGTTCAACTTCGCAGTTCCTACAAACTGATTTGAGGTTGCGAGTTTCAGCATTGTCTAGACGACCGTCCATGTGGAACACCAGCGTCTGTGCTGAGTACCTGGCACGGAACCCGCATCGGTCACACACCATCTTTTTCTTGTAGCCTGCTGTGGCCCAGCTGGATTCCCGCTTGGGCAAACCTTTGTTTTTTCTAATGCAATTCTCACAGCGTGAGCGATAGTGCGTGATTTCGCCGCGGCGATAGTTTACTGCGCAAGGACGTTGCTGGCATACAGGACAAGTGGGTCTTTTCATATAGATATTTACCCAGGACCTTTGCAAAGGGCACCGTAGAACACCATTTTTACCCAAAGCCTATAAATATCTACAACTTGAAAAGGAATCCATTATGGCTTTAATATCACCAGGCGTAGAAGTAGTAGTAATTGACGAGAGTCAATATATCTCTTCTGCAGTCAACACAGTCCCTTACTTTATTGTTGCCACAGCACAAAACAAAGTCAGTGCTGATGGCATCACAGTGGCAGCAGGTACCACAGCAGCTAACGCCAACAAAACATATCTTATCACCAGTCAGCGTGATTTGGCAGCTACTTTTGGCGTGCCTTTCTTCTACAACACCACAACTGGTACCCCAATCAACGGTTACGAACTAAACGAGTACGGCTTGCTGGCTGCTTACTCAACACTAGGAGCGACCAACCGTGCGTATATCCAACGTGCCAACATCAACCTCACTGATCTCACAGCCAGCCTAATTCGTCCAACTGGCAATCCCAGCAACGGAACTTACTGGGTCAATACTGCAGCCACCAGATGGGGAATTTTTGAATGGAACCAGGCCACTGGTACATTCACCAACCGAGTACCATTGGTAATTACTAACACAGCTGATGTTGTGGGCGGCGATGGATCTAATCCAATTGCTGACAATACTCCACTGAACACAATTGGTAGTATTGGAAATTATGCTGTGGTAGCAATCGACCAATTTATCCTGGGCTACTACAAAAACGATGCCAATACCTGGGTACAAGTGGGTAGCAATGCCTGGAAAACATCGTGGCCCACAATTGTCAGTGCCAACGCACCTACGTCGCTGACTGTGGGCGCCAACATGTTTATCAACGGCAATTTGGTTGCGGTTGGCGCAACCAACACTGTGGCTGGCTTTGCTGCAGTCATCAACGCTACTGCCATTACAGGCGTTACTGCTGCTGCAGTTTCGGGCAAGTTGTATATCTATGCTGATTCTACTGCAACCAATGACGGCAGTACTCTCAGCAATAATGGTATTGTTTCCATCCAAGCAGGCCCAAATGCAGGCACAGCATTGTTGACTGCTTTGGGTATCACTGCAAGAGAGTATGTGGCACCTGATTATTTTCCAGGCTACAGCTTTCAAAGTCCACGTTGGAGAACTACAGACACCGACGGAGGCCGCCCCACAGGATCTGTGTGGCAAAATCTAAGCACAGCCAACAACGGTCTTGACATCAGTGTCAATGTATTCAACACTGCGCTAGACACATTTATTGAACAAAACTGTCCATCATATCAAGGAGATAATGATGCAATTTTTGCACTCGATCCCACTGGCGGCGGAAGAAATATTCCTGTAGGCTCAACCTATGCTCAATACAATGCTTCAGAATATTTGACTGACCCACTTGATACATTTTCTTTCTTAATCTTGGAACGATTTGCGCTGGGAGCAACCGAAGTCACCGGTACAACTGTGGTTTCGTCCGGAACTCCTTTTACTCCAGGTAACACATTTGTTATTAGGGCTGGTCAGGCTGGCACAAGTGTTAGTACCAACACAACAGTTACCATTGGAGGCACTGGTACCGCCGGCGACTTTGTGGCAGCAGTGAGCGCTGCTGCTGTGCCCTTTGTGTCTGCTAGGGTAAATTCTGCCGGCAACATAGTGTTTACACATTCACAAGGCGGTCGAATTGCCCTTTCCACAGCCATAGGTACTCCAATAACCACTGCAGGATTTAGCACCAACACTCCTAAGGTTCGTCAGATTGCTCCTACGCAATTGGTGTTAAGCAACTGGGTTGGTTCACCGTTGTTCACATACGATGCCAGTGCAATTGAGCCAGATCAGAATCCAGCAACTGGCCGCCTCTGGTACTACAGCTCAGTAAGTGACGCTGACATCATGATCCAAGACAACGGAATCTGGCAGGGCTATCAAAACGTCACCAATGATGTGCGTGGATTTGACCTAACCTTGACCAACGCCAGCGGCCCTATTATTGCTGCTAGTGCACCAGTCACACAAAACGACACAGCAGAATCACCACTGGCTCTTGGAGATCTTTGGATCGACACCAGCGATTTAGAAAATTATCCTAAACTGTATCGTTGGGAAAGCGTCAGCGGAGTTAATCAATGGGTAGAAATTGATACCACAGACCAAACTACTAGCGATGGTATCTTGTTTGGTGATGCACGTTGGTCATCACCGGGCACTGTAGACCCTATCACTGGAGCGTTTCCTACCATTACTAGCCTGTTGACCAGCAATTACCTGGATCTTGACGCTCCAAATCCTGATCTATATCCACAAGGCATGTTGTTGTTCAACACACGCCGTTCGGGCTATAATGTCAAGAGTTTCCAGGCAAATTACTTTACAACAACAAACACAGCATATTCAGTTGATGTTTATTCAAACTCAACTGCCTATGCGGTCAATGACTTTGTGGTGTTCAGCGGCGTTATCTACGTGTGTACTGCTGCAGTAACTGGTACCGCTCCCCCAAACAGTTCTTTTTGGGCTGCTATCAATACCAATACCTGGCTCACAGCCAGTGGCAATCGTTCCGACGGAGCCATGTGGGCAGGACGTCAAGCACAGCGTCAGTTGATTGTGCAGGCCATGAAGTCGGCAATTGACACCAGCATTGCTGCACGTGAAGAACAAAATCAGTTCAACATTATTGCTGCTCCTGCATATCCTGAACTCACCGCCAACATGATTGCACTCAGCAACGAGCGCAACAACACCTTGTTTGTGGTTGCTGACACACCTATGCGATTGCCTAACGATGGCAACAGTCTTGTTGAATGGGCAACCAACAACAACGGACTAGGTTTGCCCACACAAGATGGCAACGACGCAACCAGTAACTATGCTGGCGCATTCTACCCCAGCTGTCAAACAACTGACCTAGGCGGAAACTTGGTTGTACAACCTCCAAGTCACATGATGGTACGCACAATCTTGCGCAGTGATGCTGCAAGTTTCCCTTGGCTGGCACCAGCAGGTACACGCCGCGGTGTGATTGACAACGCCACAGCAATTGGTTATATTAATGCGGTCACAGGTGAGTTTCAGCAGATTGGTGTGAGCCAGAGTGTGCGTGATGTACTGTACGAACGTAACATCAACCCAATCACATTCATCCCGGGCATTGGTATTGTGAACTTTGGTAACAAGACCACAACTACTACAACTACTGCACTGGATCGTATCAACGTGGCACGCTTGGTTGCGTTCTTGCGTGGACGACTGGAAGAAATTGGCAAGTTGTTCTTGTTTGAACCCAACGATGAAATCACTCGCAACGAGATCACCAACGTGGTCAACAGCCTGATGTTGGATCTACAGGCCAAACGTGCCATCTATGACTTCCTGGTTGTTTGCGACACCAGCAACAACACACCAGCACGTATTGATCGTAACGAGCTGTACGTAGACGTGGCAATTGAACCAGTGAAGGCTGTGGAATTTATCTATATTCCTTTGCGTATCAAGAACACCGGTGAAATTTCGGGTGCTGCTGCCTAATCAACAGGTGGGGGCAAACACCCCCACCAATCCAGGTAAATAAACATATAGGAGATATACAAAATGGCAGTTTCATCACTAAACAGAATGACAGTCCCAGTCGGAAGCGCTGCAGAAGGCGGCGTCCAGGGCCTGTTGATGCCCAAATTAAAATTTCGCTTCAGAGTTTTCTTTGAAAA